CAATCTCTTGCAAACCTAAATGGGCGCGACGAATACGGTTCAACTCACGAGCTACAGCAGCAGCTACAGTGTCAGCTTGGTCATTACTACCGTAAGCGGTTTTACCTTGAATTTGTTCAGGGCTAATAAAACCGTCTAAAGGGTAATGCGGAATTGGATAAGAACGCAATTTACGAACTGCATCTTTAGTGTACACGTTACGTTGACCGCGTACTTGGTCAGTCATAACTGCTGTATTTTCGATAATATCTTCAAAGCTAACAGTGTTAGTTGTTACGCCTTGAGTAGCACCAAAGATGCCTAAGCGGTTAATAATATCCCATTGGAGGGGAATAGACAACAGCTCTTGGGTACGGTCAATGATCTCAAAGTTGTTGGTATAGCTACGAACAATACTCATTTATAATTCTCCTTAATTAAGCTACAACAGGGAACGAACCAATCTGTGTACGGCAGATAATGCCAACAGATTCAAGTTCACTGTAAATTTTTGTTTTTTCTGCTGTAGTGTTAACAGAAGCACCATAGGTCAGAGTTTCTTTACCAACAACAGCAGCACCACGAACTAACGCGATAATGCTTGTGTCAGTGGTTGCAGCGATTGTGGATGTACCAAAGCTACCGTCATTAGCAGAAATGTAAATCGCACAGGCAACTGCTGTACCGTCAGTAGCTGTTGCTTCTACCATTTTGTATTTGTAATCACCAACAACTTCAACTGTCCAGCTATCACCAACTACGAAGTCAGTAGCACCGTCAGCTAATGTGAATGCTAATTGGTTAGAATATGCTACAGCTACAGTACCGTGACCAATTACAGCACCAGACGGGTCTGACACAGTGAAGTTACCAGCATTAGTATCTGCTTTGATAATGCGAATGGTGTATGTACCACGTTTCGCTTTACCTGTTGCGGTTACAGTGCCGATCGCACCATTACCAGTGTTTGTACCTGCTGTAGCTGTTACAGAGGTTGCTACAAAGTATTTACCCAACACTGTACCAACAGGGTAAGATGTGGAGCTGCCTTCGTATGCTGTTACTACATCGCGGCAAATGCCGACGCTTGCTTCTTGCTCATATTTAACAACAGCGTTAAAACGTGTTGCCTCAGTTGCGACTAAACTCATTTATTAATCTCCTTAGATTACTGTTTTGGAATGTATTTTGCTTTAAGGATTTCAGCTACTTTGTCAACAGGTTCATCTGCTTGACTTCCAGCTACACCTTTTTCTTTCAAAGCTTCGGCTTCTAAATCCGCACTGCTTTTAAAGGACTTAATAACAGTAGCGAATGAAACATCATCTAACGGAGATAATGATTTAAACAATTCTGCTGCTTCTTCTTTTGGCTTTACAGCCTCTAACTGTGCTAAACGAGCTGCTTGTACGTTAGCTAATTTCTCAGCCTTCATTACTTCAACTTCATCTTTAGCTTTCTGAACGTCAGCTAATGCTAATGCTAATGCACTGTCACTTGCCTCTTTTGCTTTTTGTAATTCAGCTAATTGGACTTGAACAACGCTCAATTCGTCTTTAGCCTTTTGTACTTCCTTATCCACAGGAGTCTCCTTTTTACTTTGTTTTACTGGATTTCCAATCGTTTTGGATTTCTCAAGATAAGTTTCAAACTTAGCTTGTGTACTCCTAATGGACAGTAAGGAAGCCACATTCAAATCTTGAATAGTTTCTTTACCATCTTTCACAGACTTTAAAATCTCTACTGAGTTAATAAAATCTTGTTTCTCTTTCTCACACTCTGCTTTATAATCTTCCCAAGACATATCACTCTTTTCTTGTTCAGACATATCCTCTTCATCTTTGAAGCCTAAGATTGCTGTTAGCACTTCGGCATCATAACTGTAGATATTGAAAAACTTCTCTAGGAAGTCATCAAATGGTAATGTCACTTTAACCATTGTAGCTTTTTCAATGTCAGCATCTAAAATGTCATCTACAGACTTCATCACTAAAGCTTCTGTATATCCTGAGGCAGCCCCGCCTTGACTAGAATGCACCAAAGCTACATGGTGTGTGTCTTTGTCAAATCGGTACTCATGTACTAAGCGTTTAGCTTTCTTTTGTTCTTTTTCATCACTCATTGTTTAATTCCTGATAAACGGCTGTAGCACCAATGCTGACACCTTGTATTTCGTTATTCTTAACCATTGTCCACAATAGTTCACTATCTGTATCACCTTCTGGAAAGTGCCAATATTGCAACCAACTTCCTTTCTTAACTTCAATCCCTGTATCGGTAGTGAAACCAGCAGGAGTAATAAAGGACTGTTCAATCTTAGCTTTCTCTGTATTGATACGATGAAATAGGTTGGCCTTGTTGCACAACGTATTAAAACTGATACAGGCTTTCTCAACACACTCTTCTGTGTTAGTATCACCATGCTCATCAATTTCATTAGGTGCTAATACAACAAACATAGCTCTACGTTGTTCTACATCTACAGCTTTAGTTACTTCAACTGTTGGTTGTGTCTCTTTTAGTGAACTACCATCTAAACCAAATGTGCTAGTAAGTAGTACAGCTAATTTATCAGCTAACACCTCAACCACACTTTTCTTTACATTACTTTGTGGCATTATGCTGCATTCTCCATATTAAGGTCTGAGGTGTTATTAGCTGCTACTGTATTCTTACGAGTACCTTCACCGCTTGGCGATTTAAACCCTTCACCACTCTTAGAGGTAGCTGCACCTAATATAGTGTCAAGCTCTTCTTGTGTCGTGTTAGCATCAATGCGATAGGGCAAGTCTACCATCTCAGCAATAGCGTTAACATTATCAGGAGTCTTAGCAATCAAGCCTGTAGCTGCTAGACGTTGAATAGCTTTAGACATAACCTCTAAATCAGCTTCTTCAATATCACCATAAACAAACTTAGGGAACTCTTCATCGTCCCAACCATTACGTCTGAATAAATCAGGTATTAAGTCTTGGTTTAGTACGTCTTGAATCTCTTGTAATCTTGACTCAACTGCCATTGACAACATATTTGTTTTGCTATCAGCTAGGCTAAAACTTCCAACACCATCTTGCCCTAAACGAATTACGTCACAAAACAAGGCTGTTAGAATCTTATTGTCGTAGCGTTGAATAGCTGCATCAATGTATTGACTACCACTGTTTTGCACAGACAACAAGCTAAACTTGAAGTAAGGCATTTTCGTCTCAGGGTCGTACATCAAAGGCGTAATCAGACCAGCCTGTTCATTGTTATGTAGATTAGTGATAATCTTTTGATACATTGAATAAACGGCTTTATCTGCTACACTAGCATCTTCCGCCATATACTTTGGGTGTAACTCTAAATGAGGGACACCGCCCATATTACGACTATAACCAACAGCTTCAATCTCTTCTAATTGTGTGCGAAACTTCCAAGCTGTATAACAACCAACTAACGGGCTTGTACCTTCGGGGTTATCTTTAGCTACATCTGTTCTAAACAACATGAAACTTTTACGAGGTATTTCAATCTTACCTTTGTACATATCAGGTGCATAACGAGCAGCATTCAATGTTGATAATTGTTGTTCAACACCAATTAAATCGCGGCCATCGTCACTAAACTGCCAACGATACACCGAGTCTTGTGATCGGATAGGTAGCTTACGCAAACCCATTAAGCCGTCATTATATTTAGACCCTTGATTTTTATACCGTCTGCGGAACACTTTCTCATTGACACAGAAGCCAAAGGTGTACATACTGACAACTTCTTTAATGAAGTTAAACCAAGAGTGTTCCATGTCGTTCATGCACTGTTCAACAAACTTAGCTTTAGCCATCTCTAGTTCAGTTTCACCTGTTGGTGCTACAGACCACTTGACACGACTAATCATCAACTCAAACATCCCTAAAGCTGCTTTGATTGTTGAGTCTGCCGACATCTTACGGAATGTTTTTACTGATTGTGGAAAGCGTAGTTCACGTCTAGCTTGCTCTAAGATTTGTCCGTTGCTTACTTGTAGACCTGTAAAACCTTGTTCTTGTAACTTGATTCTAGGGATTGTTCCTGTGCCAGTAGAGAGGCTACTAACGTCAGC